ATTTACTTCTGCTAAATTACATACATTTCTTACATCATTAAACAAAGGTAAGAATGCAATACAGCCTGGCGATACACAAGAACAGATTTACAAAAAAGCTAGGAGAGCTGCACAATTTACTAATGACGCATATGGTGGACAAAACTGGGCACAAGTAACACAAAGAATAGAAAATAGATTTGTTAAAAATTTAGCACAAACTACATTAACTCCAGGATCTAGAGGTTATTTACAATTACTATTATTTGCTCCAGACTGGACAATATCTAACATAAGAATTATAGCTAAGTCATTACCAGGATTTGAAAGTGATCCTATGGCTAGAAGGTTATATCAATACTATTTTGCTAGAGCTGCACTTACATATGCAGTAGCAGGATCTGCACTAAACTATATGTTTTCAGGACATAGTATATTAGAAAACACAGATCCAACAAGAATTGACTTAGGGAATGGTGAAGTATTAACTTTCTCTAAACAATTAATGGAACCTTTTCATTGGATTACAGCACCTCAATCTACAGGTCTTAAAAAAATTGGTTCTCTACCTAGAACAGTTATAGAAGTATTAACTAACAAACAATACTTAACTACTAAGTGGAGTCCTAATATGACTAAGAAAGATGATGAAGCTATTGAAAAAGGTTTAAAAATCGGTGGTCATGTAGGTATGAGATTTTTACCTATTTGGCTGCAACAAGCAACAAACTCAATTAAAGAAGGATTGCTACAACAAGGTCTATCTTTAGACTTAGCATCTGATACAGCAGTTGATTTTGTACTAGGGCAATTAGGTCACCCTAGATACCAAGGGCCTAGATACACACAATACAAAACGAAAGGGTTAGTAAGGTCTCCTTACGAAACATTATTCTAATGAGTAGACATACAGAAAACAAAGAAGAAATTTTAAAAGTACATAATAGAATAGATCTTATTGATCAAAAATTAGATACTTTAGAAAACAATCATTTAGCTCATATGCAAAAAGATATAGATAGAATTATATATATTATATCAGCTATTGGTTTAGGTTTATTAGGACAATTTTTATATTTGTTAACTAAAAACTTATAATGAAATTTACTTTATTGATGCTTATGTGTTCATACGTTGCAGGTGAATGTATGGCACCATATCCAATGCACACACAATACGATAATATGTATAAATGTATGGAAGCAGGATATGAAGAATCATTAAAGAAATTACAAGAAATTGGTCCACAAGATGTAAATGAACACGAAATTTATTTAAGGTTTATTTGCAAACAATATGAAGTACCAAAAGTACCAACATAAAGTTGTACCTAGTTTGCTAGACATATTCGCCAAATACTTGTAAAAGGTATAATATGCTTCGCAAATCAATACTTGTTATAAGTGATCAACACGCACCATATCATCATATAGATACACTTGACTTTTTAAGTGCAATCAAAGAAAAATATAAACCTGACTGTGTAGTAAACATAGGTGATGAAATGGATTGGCATAGTATATCTTTCCATGATTCACATCCTGGTTTATACTCGCCAAGTCATGAGCTTGTAGTTGCCAAAAAGTTTTTTAAAGAATTAGAAGAACTATTTCCTAGGCAATACATAATGGATTCTAATCATGGTAGCTTAGTTTTTAGAAAAGCTACTAGACATGGTTTACCTCATGAGATCTTTAAGTCATATAATCATATGCTTGGAGTAGGCAAAGGTTGGACATGGCATGAAGATTTGGTTATTAAAGCATCTAATGGTCAAAAAATTTACTTCTGTCATGGTAAATATAAAGACGTACTTAAAGTTGCACAGCAATATGGTATGTGTACTGTTCAAGGACACTATCACACATCATTCAAAATAGATTATTGGAGCAATCCTAATGAACTACTTTGGGGTATGCAAGTTGGATGTTTAATTAACATGAAAAGTTTAGCTTTTGAATATAATAAATTACAAAAGTCTAGACCAGTAATAGGAACAGGAGTTATCATTGATGGATTACCAATATTAATCCCAATGGTTTTAGATAAACATGGCAGATGGAACAGAAAAATTACCTAGAGGTATAAGAAATAAAAATCCAGGCAATATCAAATTAGGTACTGACTGGGATGGACTGGCAGATGAACAATCTGATCCAGTTTTTTGTGTATTTAAAGAAGCTGTATGGGGTATTAGAGCATTAGTTAAAATACTTTTAACATACAGATTTCATCATAAAAGATTTACAGTAGAAAGCATCATTGAAAGATGGGCTCCACCAAGTGAAAACGATACAGATGCTTACATTGCATTTGTTTGCAGAAAACTTGGAGTAAACCCTACTGATGAACTAAACAATACTATCGAAGATTATTTACCATTAGTAAAAGCAATTATACAAATGGAAAATGGTATGCAGCCATACGATGATGAGCTGTTAGTAGAGGGGATGTACAAAGCATGGGAAGGTTTACCGACAAATTCTACAGCTTCGTAGAAAAATACGCATCAAAAATTAGCACTTGGTGTTGGCATAAACGTGTTAGCATATTAAGAACTAAACAAAAAAAGAAAGGTATTAAATAATGTGGTTTAATTTATTATCTATGGGTGTAAAGACTGCTAGTCATATATACCAGAACAAACAAAGAACAAAACAATTAATGTCAGATGCTCAAATGAGACATGCTGAAAAAATGAGTACAGGTGAAATTGAATATAAAGCGAAAGTTATTGAGAGTAATGATAAAGGCTGGAAAGATGAGTTTGTCCTTGTTCTTATATCTGTTCCTATCCTTATATTGGGGTATTCTGTGTTCACTGACGATCCTGAGATTCGTAATAGATTAGATATATTTTTTGAATATTTTAAACAACTGCCCTACTGGTATCAAGCGATATTCATAGGAGTCGTTAGTGCTATTTATGGTCTAAAAGGTGCAGACATCATGCGTAAACCAAAGTGACCGAAGTAAGAGGTGAGTGTAAGTGGTGTAATAAAGATATTAGCATGACTGAAGCCTTTATATCATTAAAAGATAACGAATACTCTTGTGTAAAATGTTATAAAAATTCAGGACACATGTTACCTTTTTGGGAAAAAAACAACAGGTTTAAAGATGAGAGACACAAAATCATTAGAAGAACACAAAAAAAAAGTAGAATATAAAGATAAAGAAATGGAGCTGTTTAAGCAGCTTAAAAAAGAAGTAGAAACTAATGGTTATGGTACTAGAGAATACGTCATTAAAAAAGGTATTAATAAAGGAAAGATTGCTAAATGAAAATTAGTGAAGATACATCTGTGAGTATGCCAATTAAAAATATGTTAGCAATAGTTGCTGGTGTAATTATGGGTGTATTTGGATATACAGAAGTAACTGCTAGACTTACATCATTAGAAACTTCTAGAGAATTATTTGAAAACGATTTACTTAAAAAATCTGAACAAGTACCTACTGACCAGGAGCAACATTTTTTATTAGAAGATCTTTATAAAACTGTAGAGAAACTACAATCAACTCAAGAAATGAATATGACTAATAAAGTTAATATAGAATTTCTTAAAACACAATTAGATAAAGCATTAGAAGATATTGAACATCTTAAAGATAAAGTAAGAGCTAATGGTAATGGAGCTCATTAATGGAATTAATTGTAGCTTTACTTATGATAGTAAATGGAGAAATTAAAGAACATAGAATACAAGTGTCTATGTCTGATTGTCTTAAAGGTAAAAGAATTGCTATGCGTACTAATAAAAATAATAACATAGTTTACCAATGCATAAAGTCTATGGCTGAGCTTGAGTCTAATATTGATGGTAGTAAAAGTATTAAAAAACTTATACTAAATTAATTATAATCTCTCTCTATAATCATTTCAATAAAGTGTATTGCTTTAAGCAAATCATCTTTACCATCTTTGTCCTGGTGTCTAATTATATACTTAATTGCACATCCTTCAGGAAATAAAAGTTTATTTTCTACTACAAATTTACTTGGTTGAATTTTATATTTTTGGTAATGACTACCTTTAATCTGTTTGTTCCAAACTTTGCTCATTAAATGTTAACCTAAATTTACCTTTATGTTTATATTTTTTTCTTGGTTTGCTCAACACTTTATGTTGATCTTCTGTTAATGTATACAGATCTAACTTCATAGCAGCAGTAAACTTTTTACAAGCCATTTCAGGATCTATTTCTGCATAATAACATATAGTTCTAAAGTCTACTGAATTACCTATAAGCCAATCAATAGCATTACGTTTATCTATAAGATAATATTTATCTAAACCATCGTACATAGCGTCATGTATTGCTTGACTAATTATTGCTCTAAACAAGTATCTCTCAGGATTTTTCATCTAAAACTTCATATGTCATTCGCTGCTCTATTGAGTCAGCTTCTTGCCAGTTTAAAGTTGTAGGATCTATAGCATTTAATATCTTTAATGCTTCTTCATCTGAGGTTGCATTAATAAATATTTCTGTATAAGCAGGGAGTATTACCCATCTTTTAAACTTATAAATCATATATTGTTTTTACGTCTACTTGCTTCTAAAGTTCTAAATAAATCTATAATAAGACCTTCTTTATCACGTTTGTTTTCTAATGTTGATGATTTTACTTCTGCTTGAAACAATTCATCTATTGCAGATTTATATGTATCACTTGCATAGTAAGATTGTTCTTTGGCAGAAATACTTTTATCTTCTGTGTTACCAGTTATATGTAATGCTTTTTTACGTTTAAGTAATCTATCAAGATACTTAACATTAGCATTAGCTTCTGCATTACTCTCATCTGTTTCAGATAAAAATGCTAAAGCTTTTTCTAATCGTTGTTCAGTAATCATTTATTCTCCTTTAATTTTTACATATGCAACCATAAAAATCTCCACTTCCATTATTCATTACATGAAGATTAATAGATTCAATATAAGTTGTTAAATGTAACCTTAATATATCACAAAGATCAAAGCAATCTGTTTCTAAAAAAAGTTCAATTTTTTGTGTTATTTCTTTTGTTACTTTTACTAATTGAAATATTCCATCGTCTAGTATTATTAATTCCATAACCTAATCTTTCTAATTCACAATCTGCACAATAATATTCTTTATTGCTTATAATAATTGCAGTTTTTTTACAAAGTTTACATTTCATAATAAAAAGGCACTACTACAGAGAAGAACCTTAATCTGTAGCAATGCCTAGTTTTCTAACTCGAGGGAGATAAGAAATTGTTAAAATGGTGGATCATCTGATAGTATTTCATCAACACTATTAGCTTTAGCCTCCAATACTTTTCTAACCAGATTATCAATTTGTTGAAACTCTGATTCAGTTGGTATTTTGCCACCAGACATATAAGAACCTATAAGGTTACTCATAGTTAATCTGTATTTTTCTGAGAATTGATCGGTTACATTTCTAACAGTTTGTACACCACTAGAACTAACCATGCTTGGTGCAACACCAGAATTATCTGATACTTCACTTAAGCATTCTATTCTACTTGCAGTTTGATATTGTTTACCAGTTTTACTTGTTCTTACTGGCTGTGCATCAATTTTTAGTCTTGCTCCCTTCGGCCATCTTGATGAGCCTAAAGCCTCACCATATATAGTCATATCACTACCATCGTCTTTAGTAACGTAAACAGTAACTTGACCATCATCTTTCTCGAATGCTTTTTTAAATGAGCATTCAAATGTTTCATGTTCCATATTTGTTCTCCTATTTATTTGTTTTATTATATTTCCAAATTTTTGCATTAGTTGTTATAGCCTATTTAAAAGCATTTTGCCAAACTTTTTTTGCATATATTCTAGATGGTTCATTATCTGATTTACCCCATCTAAAGTTATCCATAGTCAATGGAAACATTTTAACTATGTCCTCTTTTGTTTTAGCAATATCCAAGATATGTTCTATATGTTTCATAGCTTGTATAATGGTCTCTAAATGACCCTCTCTGCCTTCCATATCCACGCTGTAAACGTCTTTGTATGAACAATACAGCAATGCAGTCGGTTTATTGAAAAGGTCTTTGTAGAGGGCTTGTTGACGCAAATCAGCGTCTTTTGGGTACCATCTGCTATCAATAGCACCAGATTTAAGTCTTTTAATGTAAGCAGTAGCTTTAGTATCTATGATTACATCGTCAAACTCAAAGTCAGTTTTACCTACAACATCATATTTTAAGCCATATTTGTCACCAGGTATTTGTTTTTCATTCTGATAAGAAACAATTTTACCAAATTGTGGTAGTTC